GCGAAGGCGTATACGTTGGTGCCACCTGTCAAGCCGGTTGCCGGCGTGAGTGAGTCGCCACGCGGGTAGGCTCCAACGGTCGAAACTAGACGAGACATAAAGGCACCTCCTGCCTACAGAATACCTGCTGCGGTCTCAATTGCAAGATGTCTACTTCCTGGCCTTGCGGTTGCGGCTCCAGATCCTGCGGCGCACCTCTTCCAGCCCTCGCCCTATCGCGAAGTCGAACCGCTCTTCGATGCGCCTGTTGACGATCGCCTGCATCGGCCAGTCCTTGGCCACCCTGACCTTCTTCGACAGCACGTAGATCAATCTGATGCCGCCGGCCGGGTCAACGCGTCCCTTGCGAACACGCCCTTGCTTCCTCCAAATCCCCATAGACCCGGTCTTCGTCGGTCTCAGGAATAGCCGTTGCTTGGCAGGGGCTTTGGCCTGGTCCTTGGCGAGCAGCCTACCGGGGTGCTTGGCCGGGCCCGTGATGTCTGCGAAGGACTTTCTAGGCGCATTGTCTCCCACCTGGGCCACGGACAGCCTGTGCTGCGCAGCGGTCCTCGTGAGGCCAACGACGTGGTCTGCCAAGTAGTCGTCAGTCGTGCCTACGTGAGACGACAGGCTATGCCTATGCGCCTTCTTGAAGATGATTCCCTTGGCTGTGTTCTTGTTTCGGATCGTGAAGTGGTCGTCCAGTGTGGATACCAGGCGCTTGCGCGCAGACGCAGCCAGTACCGTCAGCGTCTCGGCTATCCCGAACGGCGCATCCTCGCCGAACTCTTTAAATGCCTTTCTGACGTTGCGGTCCTTGACCGTGACTGTGATCGGAGGCTTGGCCACGACATCACCGGATCAAGCACATGCAGAGACCGTCCTCGATCATCTCCATGGCGACGAGGCGGGTGGTTCCGAATGCCCAGGCTCCGACGCCGCCGTCTAGCGCCCTGACGCAGAGCTCTCCGCCGCTGGCCTCGACCAGGTCTATGTTCTCGTTCGTGATGCTCTTGTCCACCTTGACCGGGACCTGGCCGAGCAGCGCGACCACGGTCCAGTCCTTGCCGCCGTCTCGGCCCGCTGTCTCGCCGCCAGAGTTCCCTGTAGTCCCAGGGTTTTCCGACACGACGCCCAGGATCGCGTCGCCCTCCCCGGCGGCCTTCACGCCCAGTCGGCGCCTGGTGACGATGCTCGCGGCGGCGATCGCCTCTTGCTTGATGTTCGGGAAGAACTCGGCAAAGTCGGCCCCTCCAACGACGTGGCCGACGGCGTAGATGTACCCGGTCTCGCCATTGATGCGCCAATTCCGCACTCCGGCGTTTCCGCCGTACACCTGGTTTTTAGTCGGCGTGACTCCGGTCCCGGCGCCGTCAGAGGGCGACGGGACGGCACCGTCCGAAGACAGGCATACGGTAGTGTTCAGGTCTACCGCTGCGATGCCGTCCGTGGCCACGGCGGCGGCCTCGGTTGACCCGGCGGCGATCGTGCTGTCCTTGGTGGCGAATAGGCCACTCCTGAACGCGGCGTTGATTGTCCCACCGTCAGAAGCCATCGCCGCGTTTCGCGTTCCGTTGACGTCGGTATCTTCGCAGGCTTCTACGACGGTCTGCGTCCCTGCGGTCGTCGAATTGCTTGACCCCGAGATCGTCGAGCCGACGCCGGATGCGGTGCAGGTGTCGGACCCTATGACGGCAGATGCTACCCCTGCGGCGTTCGATGCGACCGAAGCGGCGACAAGCCTTGACCGTCGGTTGGTGACCGACCCAGTAGATCCGGCCGCTGAATAGATAGCAGCGACCCCGGCAAGCACGGTTGCCGCCTGGCTATTGTCCGTGGCGTCGAATGCCCACGGCGCCGCGTTGCCCACCGACCCCATGTCAAGGATGTACTTGAACTCCTCGACAAGGGCATTCAGGAACTGCGCACTATCCGGCGTCGTCGGGTCCGACCCGGTCGGGTCGCACGTGAAGTAATGATGGTCTGCGGCGAGGTTTGTATTCGTGGCCACAGGCCCCACTTGATCGTCCGCCAGCGCGTCGGCTGCGCTGTCTGCCCCGGTGAACCCGTCTGCGCTTCTCATAGCTCTCTCCTAAACGATGTCGTACAAGAAAAACACCAGCGTGTGGGCTGGCTTGTACTTGTTGATCAGCGACTCAAGCATTGACTTACGGGCGGTGCTCGCACCGATGCCGCCGTGTACCACCCACGTGAACCTGGCACCCACTCCGTACATCGGAGCGCACGGAGGGCTGCATGGGTTCCACCCGACGGCCAGCGGCTCATCGATCGTGATCGTCATGATGGGCGCGGCTATCGCGATGAAGTAGCCCGGGGACTGGCCGCCCGTGGCTATCATGGCCGAGTAGGCCTGGTCCTGCCTCTGCGCAGTAGACAGCGACCCGGCCGTAAGCCCGAGCATATACTCCCACGCAGGGAGCGTCTCCGTGGCCGTGCGTGGGTCTGTCTCGGACACGAGCCCAGACGGTACGCCCCCGGCCGTGTCAGACACGCTGGCGTCGATGAGCCCAAGCTCCTGGGCGATAGCCTCAAGCAGATCATCCCACCGCCCTTCCGTGTCGCCGAAGGCCAGCCCGGGAGGCGACAGCCTGCGTAGAAGGTCGAGGTAGTCGTCCGCGGTGCGGGCTGGTTGCTGGACAGTCATCAGGCTATCACGGTGTTGCCGGCGTCGTACTCGTGGAACTCAGTTGCCGGCGCTGTCGCGTCAGCGTTCACGCCCACGGATATCCCGTCGATGATGATGTCGTTCAGGATGTAGGACTTGACGCCAGCAGCGTTGCCGATGGACGTTCGGATCTCGCTGTTGGCGATCGTGAGGCCTGCGCCGCCTTCGTTCCGGGCTAGGCTCGTGAGCTCGTCGGGTATGCTGGCCTGCACGTCCGGGAGCGTGAAGTCGTCCTCGAGCGTCACGGTCACGTCTACCGCCAGTCCATACCCAGCGCCCTTGATGGCGGTGTAGATGGCAGTCACCGGCCGGCGCGACGGGTCATCGATGTAGTTCTGGACAGACAGCGCCGTGGCGGCCCCGTCGTGGACGGTGCGCACGTTGCCAAGGCTCGGCTGGTCTACCCACACGCGATCGACTCCGGAGACCTCCAGGGCCCATTGCTCGTAGTCGGCGAAGGCGCCACCCTGGGCAGGGTTCTGAATGCTGTTGAGGATGCGCGCGCGGTACGCTTCAAGGCCCTCGATGTCGACTCCAGCCGTAACGATTGCCGTGACCGGCGCCTCGCTCGTGACGTTCGGGATCCCGCTGGAGAAGGTGAGTACCGCGCACACATCCAGGGCAGTGCTTGCGCCAGTTCCGTCCGACGTGACGTTGACCGGGCTCGTTCCTGCTCCGACGAAGGTCAGCGCAGCATCCGTCTCGAAGTCGATCCCTGTGATGTCCGTGAGCAGCGTGGCGATCGGGATGGTCAGCGCAGCGGCGGCCGTGACGTTGATGGTCAGAGTCGAGGCAGTGGCCTGGTTGCGCAGCACCTTCCACATTGCGCCAAGCGTCTCCAGGTTCGCCTGCGACGCGGTCTGAATGAAGACCTCGCGGAGGATCGACGACTGGTAGCCGTAGATCGTGAACTCTTCGCCAGCCAGTACACGGGCAAGGTTCCATTCGTCCGAGCCTGGTACGAAGGCGTCCACGCCGACGAGGAAGCTATTCAGGTTGCCGCTGATTCGCTCGATCAGTTCGTCAAGCGTGGGGACTACGAATCCCGTAACGAGTGTAGCCACGTCAGTCTCCTAGCTGTTGCCATAGGTTGGCGAAGCGGATCGATCCCACGGCGCCGTCCGGAGCGGTCACGGTGATGTCAACCGACACGCCTACTCTTCGCGTTCCGTCAAGGACAAAGTCGGACTCTGCGCTGACGCTGCCTAGCATCCCGATATCCACCATCGGCTTGAGTGCTTCCTCGGCGTAGGTGACCGCTCGGGCCAGCGTCTCTTCGATTAGCTTGGCGCGACGCAGTAGCCAGAAGCGACTGCCGAACGTAGGGTCAGCCCACCATCCGCCACGGTCGTCAGCGGCCGTCGCTGGCTTGCTCGTCTCTGGCAGGATGTCGCCGATCTCGGCGGCGCGGTTCGACAGCAGTCGGTTCAGCGCTACCTGTGCGAGCTCCGGCGTAACGCCATCGAGCAGCAGGCCGGCATGTAGATCAGGCGTCAGAATCACTGAGCACCTCCCCGTCCATCGTCATCGCGTAGGTAAAGGGCCAAGCGAAAGACGTGTCGGCGTTTGCCGGGTCGCTGATCGCCGTGTAGGCTCCGGTGCCCGGGTCATCGCAGAGCCCGCCAAGGTCCGTGTCCACCAGCGAACTATCTACCGTGATGGTTGCACCTGGCGCGGTACGGTGATTGTACTCTACTACGTAGACAAGGTCACTGGCCTTGGTCACGTTAACGACTACGAGCGCAGCGTCAACAGGCACAGACGCCACGGTCCAGTTTGCGGCGTCCTCTGCGCTGGCCTGAAGCGGCACCTGGGGTCCTGCTGGGTTCTGCGTGAACGCCACGGCCACGGATAGGCTGTCGATTGGCTCGGCAGAGACTATGCCGCAGTCGAAAGACGCGTACTGGTAGGAGCCCGTGTCGAAGTCGCCAGATGTGGCGTCTGGTCTCACAGCGCCGCTGATGTCATCGGCTATCGAATGGGAGCTGCTGGCCAAGTTTCGTGCAGGGCTCGTGCTCCCCAGGCGGAAGTCATCGGCGCCGGCGTTCCTGAACACAGGATCGAGCGTGATGCTTCCAACCCCCTGGTCTCCGGCTCCGTAGTCTGCTCCGCCGTTGCCAAAGGCTATGGAGTAGGCCGCGGCCCCGGCGAACTGAAGGTCGAAGCCGTTCCCGTCGTTGCCGACGCTGATACAGTTGTTCGGGTAGAGGCTGTTGCTGCCCTCGTAGATGCCCGTCCCCGGGTCCCCGCCGCCCGCGACAGTCCCGTAGACCGTGCAGTAGTCGAGGAAGGTGGGGTCGCCGCCGCTAGTCGTCGACCAGATACCGTAGCCAGTGGCGCGGATGACGAGGCAGTTGGCGATCCGGCCTCCGTCTCCGACGTGGTGGATTCCCCACCCGCCAGTGTCCGCTACGATGTTTCGATGACAGAACGACCTGACGCCAAGGCTCTCGTTTAGCTGCGATATCCCCTTGCCTGCGACATCGTGGACGTAGGAGTCGTAGACGCTGAATGACTGAGGCCCGCCAGTCCAGGACGTGATCCCGTCGGCAGTAGAGTTCTTTACCTCGGCGCCGTTAACCTCGCTCACCGCGTTGAGCTTCAGCCCGTTGGCCTTCGCGGTCGCGTCGATAGTCCAGAACGTGTCTGCAGAATTGCCAGGGTGCGCGACTAGCGTTATCTGCTTGACTCCGTCACCGATGTTGCCGTCTGCGAAGACCTCGTCGCGCATCTGCAGCGTCATCGGCGAAGGCTCTGCCGCGATGGCGAGAGACGGCGTCGCGTAGTCGTCGCCTATCTGCGTGCCTACTGTCTTCGTGGCCATGGTCTAGCCCTCGTACTCGTGAATGCCTACCAGGAACTCGAGCGTGGTTGCGTTCTCGCCCTTCGTCCAGTGGCGAGCCCATACCATGTTGCCGACTGCCACGCGTCGGTCCTGCATTACGAACGGGGCCCGCCCTTCGCCCCTGAGTGGCACGAACGATGCTTCGGTGTAGTCGCCGGCCGCATGGGCCGTGGCTGCGTCGACAGTGCCGTGGGCAAACTGGACCAAGTGAGGGTCCGCGTCTGCCTGCGCTGACACGTCGAACACCTCGACACGGTTCGGATCGGCGTACGCCATTCCTGGACGCACGGGCAGGTCTGTTGACCCAACGATAAGCACCCATGGGCCGAATGTGTTGTTTCCAGCCGTGGTCATGAACCCGGTTAGCGTCGGGTTATCCGCGGCGTGGGTGGTGCCCACCGGAACCGCTGCCGCTCCGATCCATCGCTCCGGCGAGTGTAGGTGCCGCTCTACCTCTGCGATGCGATACTGTGTGCTGTTCTTGACGCCGAGGAGTCCCAGCGTCGCAGAGCGGACGAGGGACTTCATGTCGGAGAAGAAAGCCATGCCTACCTCACTTCAGGAACAGCGCGGTGCCGTTGGAGTAGAAGTTGATCGCGTCTCCATCGGAGTTGATGACCAGCGACGCCTCGCCGTCGATGAGTTCGCCGCCGGCGCACGTCACCGTGATGGAGTTCGCGTCGGCGTTGAGACCAGCATCCTTGATCGCGAATCCGAACGTGTTGTCGGCCACTGCCGAGCTGGCCACAGTGATCGCGCAGGCGCCCGTCGCCGTCCGCGTGACGTGCAGGATCTTCCCGGCGTGGGTCAGCGTAGCGGAGAACGTCGCAGTGGTCACAGGGACCGGGGCGCTGCTGCCCAGGGCGCTGATGATGGCGTTGCCCATGGCCCTGAACAGTTCGATGCGGTCCTGCGGGTCAACGACGGCTACGGCGTCTAGGCCTAGCCGGATGGCGTCTCCTAGCGCATCACCCTCGGCGCTCATACTTTGGCCCTCACGAATAGGCTAGCGTTCCCTAGCGCCTGATACGTCACCCCAGTGAACGGGTCGATCCCCAGGCCTGTGACGACTCCGTTTGTAGGCAAGAGGCTGTCCTCCCCCAGGTATAGTATATCACCGTTCGCGTTGATGAACACGCGATCATCCTTGAGTTGTACTGAGTGCCCGTGGCTGTCGTAGTGCGACGACTCGCCAGACGCAAGGCCCTTGGTCCTGGAGGATGATCCTCCGCCTAGCGCCAATGGGTAGCCTGGCACGGCGCCGACCTTGGCCAAGAGCGCCTCTGTCTCTGCCGGAGGGTTGGCCGTGAATCCAAAAGGCTGCTGCCTCTCGACGTCAGAATACGTCTCGCCGTGTCGCCCTTCAAGCATTACGGTCTGAACGTCACCAGTGTCGTTTACGCTCTTGATCTTGGCTCGCGTCAGCAGGCCCTTGAGCATTCTGAGAATGTCCATCACTCCACCGCCCTGCGCGCCGCGCGCCACGCCTTGAACGACTCGGCAGTTCCTCTTAGGTACTCGAGCGGGAACTTGCCAGGGCCAGCGTTGAGCACGGAGTCTGTCTCCGTCTTGACGCGCTGCTCTGGTGATAGCCTATCGAACGCCGCCGGCGGCTGCAACAGGAGCCGAGACTTGTGGCCCTCGTCTATCGAGTAGCTGAACTGCACCTCGGAGATCAGGAAGACGTCGTCGACCCCATGCACTCCGTCAGTGTAGTGGACGAGCTTGTTCACCTCCCAGATATTCACTCCTTCGTCCGGCGTGGTCCACCCGGCCAGTGTCAGCTCGATCTTGATCGCCTGCCCGAAGCGCGTTGCGTGCTCCCAGTTGGCGCGCTCCATGCACTGCGCGGCTGTCGACGGTGTCTCCGCCTCGATGACGAGCTTGCGCGGAGGCCTAGACGGCGGGAACGAGTCGGTGTCTTCTGCGAGAGCGAAGGTGCCAGACTTGCCGGAAACGTTCTTGCCAGGGATGCCTGGCTCCTGCGACCTTACCTCTATCTGCCCGAAGATGCGGCTGGCATCCTGCGTGATCTTGACGGCCTCGACTGATGCGACGTCAAGGGCCTCGGCCGCGAACTCGTCGCGGACACGGTCGACCACCAATCGGCCTAGCGCGTCGTCGTAGACAAGCAGCGAGCGCATGGCCGCGACACGCTCGATGGCTTCTGACGCCTTCTCGCCTGACTCGAGAGAGAAGTACGGTATAGGGGTCCCGGCCGGCACCTTGAATTGGACGTCGATGCCGTAGCGATCTGCGATGTCGATGATGATCGTGCGGTCAGTGGCGTCGCGCCACTCGCTGGCCCCGGTATTGCCGTCTTCGTCCGTGGGCCCGATGGCCGCGCAGTCAACAAGGTCGCCAGTGAACGATCGGCCGGACACTTCGATCGTGTGCTCGTCGCTGCTCATGCTCACTGGGGCAAGGTCGATCCACCCGCGCAGGGCCTTGGCTGTGACTCCGCCGATCGAATGGTCAACGATACACTCACGCCCAGGGCTCGCTATCGACCTGTCTCCAGGAGATGTAGACCCGGCTACTCCGGCTGCGCCTGCTGGAGGCCACATGCCAGCCACCTTGAACGATGACGTCACCGCTTCGACGGAGCGAACTACCTCGACTGACTCGAAGCCGCCAAGCGCGCGCAGGATTCCTTCGTCGTTGGCGGTGGTCAGCGTCGTGATTGGGCTTTCTCCTGCCATCACGGAACCGTCGAGGTGAGGATCTTCAGTTCTCCGATCGCGAAGCCAGGGTGAATGATCGTCGCGGCGTTGCGGGCCACGATGTCAGCGGCGCGGTCCCTGTCCTGGTAGTATCGCTGGGCGAGCACTAGCACCGACGTTGGCGTCGATACCGTGATGTCGATCTCCTCCGGGAGCAGCGCGGCCTGTCTGTCTGCCCATGCCGCGATCTGAGCGCGCAGCAGTAGCCACGCTTGGTACTCTTCAGCAGACGCCGCGGCCTGTACCTGCGTGATTGCATCGATGAGCGCATGGGCCTGCTCGAGCGCGTCGTCCGATGACGTGTAGATATCAGCCGTGGTCAAGGTCGACTGTCTCGTTATGGCTGCCCCTAGCGATGCGCGCTGCACAGAGCTAATGGCGTCGTTGGCCGCCTGGTCTGACGCGGTTGACGCAGCCACGGTGGCCGCCGCCGTTCGGCCGGATGTAAAGGCCCTGGCCACGGCGGACGATGACACCTGGGCCCAAACTGAGTTGAACTCAGCCATGAGCGCAGCCGGCGAGTCAATGAGCGCAGTGATGCTGGCTTCGAAGTCGTCGAGTGCGTTGGCAAGGTCTGCGGTGGCGTCGAGCGCTCCGGAGATTGGGCCAGTGAACGTCTCGCGCATGTCGTCTACTTGATCGCCCCATGTGCTGACGGCGGATGCTACGCCCTTGGCCTGATCTGAGAAGCTCTCGGTGCCTGACTCGTAGGCTGACGTATTGGCCGCCGCGGACGTGGTCGCTGCGTTGGCCGTGTCTATGTTGGCGGACTGCAGCCCGATGACGGACGACGCTGCGCCGACAGGAGAAGCCACGGACTCTTCGATGGTGATCGCAAAGAGTGCCCAGCCGAGCCCCTCCGTTATGCCTTCCGTCGTCGTGTAGTTGACCACGATACAGCGGAACTCGCGCGATCGGAACGGGTCAACGAAGACGCCAGTTGACGCCTTGTCAAGCTCCTTCTCTAGTGCGTCGCGCTTCTGCATGTAGTCGTCGCCGATCACGAATGCGTCAACGTCCCATCCTGGCGCCTCTGCTCCAAGCGGCTCGGCCCATTGGCCGTCCGTTGCCACGAACTTGTGCGCAGCGAACCGCTGTCCGCCAGTCTTGCTGACGCTGCGCGTCTCCATCTTGGCGCCGTTGAACGCGCCGGTCTTCATGTTCTTTCTCCAATCAGCCATCAGGGGGCCCCTACGAGAGAGCGGCGCCCGTCATTGACGACGTTGATCGACTGACCGGGTGTGCGCTCTTTGACTGCCGATGCGCGGGCCGATGTACCTGCCTCAGCCTGCACCTTGATTGTGATCTCTCCGTGCTGCGTGGAGCCCTGCTCTGGGAAGCCCCGCCTGAGCGACTTTAGCCTGGCTCTGTGTGCCGCCGCCGCTGAACGGCCAGCCTCGATTGACCTGAACTCGCTAGGCGTAGCGCCACTGCGCCTATTGAGCGCTGCGCTGGCTATTCCAAGGCCGCCTACGCCGCCGCTTGCTGCGTCGATTGCCGCGTCCAGCGTGTATCCGCGCGACGCGATCGACTGCGTTGTCGGCCCGCCTGATGTGCTGGTGCCGCCGATCTTGTCGATAGAGCTTGCGATGCTGGCCGCAGCTGCTGCCACGGTCGTGAGAGTGAAGATCAGCGGGTTGCCCTTGAGAGCCGCGTTGGCCACGGCGAATGCTGCTACGAGGTCCACGCTAAGGTTCTTGCCGAGCCACGCTACCGACGTGCCGACGGCCTGGATCGCGCTGCCTATGGCTTTCCAGTCCGTCTCACTGAGGGCCTTCCCAATGTTCTTGTAAAGAGTGACGGCGTCCTGCGCGATGAGGTCCTTGTTTGCCCCGACCCACACCGTAAGCTCGCGAGCTAGCGCCGTTAGGTCTGGTAGGATCTCGCCGCCGATGGCGTTGCGCAGCCCGAGTCCTGCTGCCGTGACGTCGGCCAGGGCGTCGGTGAAGTCCTCGGCGTCTTTCGCGTTGTCTCCGGTGATGTTCCCGAAGCCTCGCTGCAGTGCGCGCAGCCTCTCGATCTCTTCGCTCTCTAGCTGAAGGAACCGAACTAGCTTGAGCCCTGAGCGTCCGAACGCGGCGTTTGCGATCGCTGCCTTAGTCGTGGCCTTCGGGGCCTCGGCGATGGCTCGCTGGACGATGTTGAACGCCTGCTCTGTGCTCTCCGCTCCCTTCAGTAGATCGCTGAACTCCTTCGGTGCGTCCTTTAGGAACGTGCCGAGCGTGCCTCCAGCGGTCGTTGTCTGCAGTTCTCCGATGCGCTTCGATAGCTGCTCAATGCCCTTCGTTAGCTGTCCGTTGGCTACGCCGGATCGTCCGGCTGCGAACTCCAGCTCTTGCTGCGCCTCGACGCCGAAGCCTAGCTGCTTCTTGAGCTTGGCTAGCTCGTCGCCCTGCTTGGCGTAGGCCTTGATCGCCCTGACGCTTCCGGCCACGGCGGCGGCCCCAAAGACCAGTCCGCCAGTGCCAAGGATCTTTCCCACACCTAGCGCGGACTTGCGTATCCCGGCCATGGCCGACTTGAAGCCAGCGCGTGCGCCTCGTAGCGTCTTCTGTAGCCCTCTCGCGTCTCCGCGAATGGCTACCTCGGCGTCTAGTTTTTTCTTTCCTGCCATGGTGATCTACCTTGGCGACGATGGAAGAATGAGCCGGCACCACATCATGATTGCCTCTGCGTCGAGGTCCATCAACTCGGAAGGCGGCCAGCCTGCTGAAATGGCCAGGGCGGCTAGGCTCTGGCCCCAGACCTCAAGACACTGTGCCGGCTCTTCAGCCAGGCTGAAACATAGACATGACGGCTGCGAAGACCTTGAACCAGTCGGCGCCGTCGAGCTCGCCAATGAACACTGGCGGCATGTCGCAGCAGTTGCCGGCGATGATGTTGATCTGCTCTGCGGTTAGGTCGAGGTCTGCCTCTTCGCTGCCGATGCCCAGCTTGAACCCGGCTTGCACCAGATCCTTGCCCTTCATCCGTCTCCTGAACTTCAAGACCCTGCACTCTGGCTCTTCTGGCGTCTCGATAGGTACGCTGAGTTCGATCTCTGGCAAGCCGCCCATCAGAACTGCCTCACTTTACCGGGGCCCTCGAAGACGATCGTGTACTTGCCGTCAGCCTGGCTGATCACGACGTCGTCGACCTGGGCAGCGTTGCGAAGTACGAAGGTGCCGGCGTCCTTGGTGGTGATGGTGACGGTGGTGCTGAGCAGCGCTAGCAGCGCGTCTACAGCTACTTGGCCATCGTCGAAGACTTCCATCTCCATGCGGCCGGCCTTCTTTACCTCGGCTTGCCCTGCCACTCCGTTGAGCCCGATCACGGACGTGCGAGTGACGCTGCCCATGGTGATGTCGACGGTGTCGCCGATGTTGAGCAGGTG